TTGCTGCCTGTCAGACACGCTCGAGCGCGATCTCGTGCGCACGTGGATGCGGCTGAACTACCCGGGTGTCGATCGCAGGCTTTGCCCGCGCATCGCGATCCGCGTCGATGAGCTGCCGGATCCAGAGAAGATCATGAACATCGCGGTCAAGGGGGCCTCGATCGACATGCCGATCAACGTCGACATCCTCGGCGAGCAAACGGGTCTCACGCTCGTTGCTGCCGATGACGTGAATGGGCGTCGCACTCGCATGGTCGCTGCCGGCCAAGCTCCGGAGCCCGAAGGCAACGAGCCCGACGGCGCCGATCACGGAGATGGCGGCGACGATGCCGCGACCGCGGCCGCCGGTGACGACAAGGCCCAAGACAAGCCGAATACGGTGCCTAGCGACGACAAGTCGAAAGACAAGTCCAGCAAGAGCGCCAAGCCGGCGAAGACCGCTAAGACCGCCGACACTACCAAGCCAAGCAAGAGCGGCAAGTCGGACGAGCCGACGAAGCCCGACGACGAATCCTGACAAGGAACGACCATGCCTAACACGCTGTATATCCCGTCCGAAAACGCGCTGCAGATGCCGTCCGACGTGGCTCGTGCGCTCACGAACAACGTCCTCGGTGCGTACAAGCATCTGAAGCTGCCGATCGGTTTCGCCCTGCCGGACGCGGCGGTGCTGTTCACTGTGCCGACGCTGCCGAACGGTTGCGCGGGACTCTACATCGGTCGGTTGTGGTGGGAGATCACGACATCGTTCACTGGCGGTACGACGCCAGCGGCGGGCGTGAATTCTAGCAACGCGAACTACTCGACCGCTGGTGACTTGCTGGGCGGCTCGGCTGGCGATCTAACGGCTACTCTGGTTTCGACCGGCCTCAAATACAAGGGGGGCACGCTCGGTACCAAATTCGGGTCGAACGGTATCGTCGCGCTGCTTGCAGGCGACACGATCAAGTTCAATCGCATTGCGACGCCGTTTTTTACGGCAGGCGCTGGGTTCGTTCATATTGACATCGGCTTCGTGGACTGATCGATGCCTGGCACAGGTGTTTTCCAACTTCCGCCGGTCAAGAGCGAGCCAGTCACGCTCGGCGCTGACTACACGTTCGTGATGCCGATCGAAGAACTGTACGTCGGTGGCGCTGGGACCGTGATCGCGAAGCTCTCGAGCGACGCAACGTTCCGCACGTACCTCGGTGTCGCTGCAGGCACCGTACTGCGCGGCGCGTTCACCAACGTCAAGTCCACCGCCAACGGCACTACCGCCTCGGGGATCATCGGGCGCTCACGCTCGACCGAGCTCCCGAACGGCCTCTGATGGCGGCGCAGGTTCTCGATCTGGGGGTGGGCGACGTCCACGTCCCGGGCGCCGCTCACGCGGAGACGAAGCACACTATGGTCGACTTGACTACCGAGGAGCGGGACAAGCTGCCCGCGAGCAAGTTCGCTGACCCCGTGAATCGTGCTTTTCCGATTCACAACAAGGCGCACGCGGACAACGCTGCGGCTCGGATCGAGCAGGAAAAAGGCTCGATGTCACCCGGCAAGTACGCGCGGGTCAAGTCTCGGATCAAGAAAGCTCAGAAGCGCTTTGGCGAGGATGGGAAGCCAAAGCCGCAGCGGCGTGGTCGCGTTCTCACCATGCAGATCACGCATCCAGGTGGCACCACGATCCACGTGCGTCACATGGCGGATGTGGATCCGGATGGCGTGCTGCTGCTTCCTGCGTTGCCGCTCGTAGAGGACTGAGCGCGCATCCAGCGTGCGACCGCTTCGAGTTCATCGGCGGTCCACTTGCCCTTGATGCGATTCGCTTTCAGCGAGATCACGGCGACATTGTCGGGCTCGTATCGCACGTCTTCTTGGTCATTCGTAATTGGTAAGCGCCAAACAGGTGAAGTCAAGTGTCCGAACCGCAATCTGATACCCCGAAGCGGACATGGATCCAGCTTGCGCAGGTAGGCACCTTCAAGGGCCATCCTTCCGGTCCATTCCACCTGGATCCGTCGGTGTTCTCCACAATGGTGCGGAACTTCGACCGCGACGGGCTGCCGATCCCGATCGACGCCGAACATGCCAGCGAGATGCCTGCGACGCAGGGCAACATCCCGTCGCAGGGCGCGCCGGCCATGGGATGGATTCACAAGCTCCAGAACCGGGGCGACCAAGGTCTCTGGGGCAATGTCGAGTGGCTCGAGCCCGCGCGCTCTTACATCAAAGAGGGCCGCTACAAATTCATATCACCCGCGATCAGGTGGAAGAGCAAAGACCGCACGACCGGGCTGGATGTCGGGCCGCGGATCTCATCCGCCGGCATGACCAATCAGCCATTCTTGCCGTCGATGGCGCCGCTGACGGCCGCCAAAAACGCAGATGGCGAGCCAGTCTACATGCTGAGCTCGGTCGGGATCGGAGATCACTCCACCGATGTGACGCTTGCCGGGTCGGGTTGCTACTCGACCGGTGAGACGATGCCGAAGATCAAATCGATCCTTGGCTTGCATGAACTCGCCACGCCGCAGCAATGCTCCGATCAGCTGAGCAACTTGCGTGAGCACTTCGATGCCGCCGGCGGCGATGCGGGCGCTTCGCATCAGGGGGTCCCGCTCTCGAAGTACCTGTTGCCGCTGCGAGACCTAGCGTCGCCGCCAGTCGGCTCGACGTGGGACGACGTCTTCGACGCAGTGGACGATCTCATCGACGCAGCGATCGAAGAGCACGAAGCCGAATATCACCCCGATGGCCCGCCGGATGCGGACGCCTCGGCAGCAACGAACGCATCCGCAGCAGCACCCGCTGCACCACAGGAGCCCATTCAAATGGCCATGACCGCAGAAGAGACCCAAGCAATCAACGATCTCAAGTCCCAGGTTGGCACGCTGCAGTCGCAGCTCACCGCTAAGGACGCGCAGATCTCCACGCTGAGCACTGAGCTCGGCGCGAAGACGAGCGAGCTCAACGCGAAGGCCGCCGAGACCCAGACGTTCTCGACGCAGCTGCAAACGGCGACGACCCAGCTCAGCCTGAAGAGCACCGAGGTCGACACGCTGAAGGCCGAGGTTACCACGCTGGCGACTGCGCAAGCAGAAACCAAGGCGAAGGAAGCCGATGCCCGCGTGACCGACGTGATCAAGATCTACGGGACGAAGAAGGGCCTGACCGAGGCGAGTCGCCCGATGTTGACTCATCTCTGCACGAGCGCTCCGACTATCTTCGACGCCGAATACCCCGCGTTGCCCGCTGATCAGCAGCACCTGCTGACCAATCACACCAAGGGCGGCGAGAAGGATCCGAAAACGGGCGCCGAGCTCCCGGAGATGACTCTGATGAGCATCGCCTCCGAGATCGCGGCGGCGGAGAAGATCCCGTTCGATCAGGCGCTCAACAGGGCCGAGAAGATCCTCAATCAGGCCAAGAAGAAGAAGTCCTGAGAGTGGTCAGTTGACCACAACGACCACCTACAGCTGAGCAAAAAGGACCAAGAAAATGGCTGCTACTTACGACCAACTCGCACAGACCTACGGTGCAACTGACCTCGTCGTTCACAACTACGGCGGATCGGACATTCCGGCGAACGTGCCGCTCGTGCTCGACACGACCAACTACGTCGGCGATTCGAACCAGGCGCACACCGTGCCGGGCGTCGTCGCCGTCACCACGCAAGCGAACCCGCCGGTCTGCATCTTGTTCTCACTCGAGATCATCAAGGCAGGCTCTAACGGTCGCGCTCGCGGCGTGGGGCCGACCGTGGTTGCCACGCTGTATCTCGCATCCGGCTCGGTTGCCCCGGGTGACACGCTCGACGCAACGCCGACATCCGGACACGTGGGCACCGTTACCTCGCACACCGCGGCCAAAGCAAGCGTTGGCTTCGCGCTCTCGGGCGGCGTCAGCGGCGACCCGATCCTCCTCATGCTCGCGCCGAGCTTCAACGCCTGATCCTGGCCAAGGCCAGCTCTAAAGGAAAACCCACATCATGGGCAATATCGTTCCGTTTTCAGACCTCGACTCGCGCGGCATCGGCGCACCCACCGCCATCGACATCGACACGGGTCACCTGTTCGACGCGAAGGGCAATCCTGTCGGCAAGTACAGCGTCTTGGACTCGTCCAAGCACGGCGATCGCAACTCAGCCTGCGCGCTGTATGCGGCCGGCTACAACTTGTCGGCGACGCACGCGGCGTTCAAGTCGGCGGGTCTCGACGAGCAGGCCGACAAGCTCATGCTGTCGACCCAGCGCGGCTCGGACATCTCCAACCCGGTCCACTTGCTGGACTTGGGCACTGGCGACGTCCACATCCCGTCCGCTTCGCCGAACATCGCGCTCGGCTACTCGAATGAAGCTCCGTTCGCCGACATCGTTTCGCCGCCGGTGCTCATGCCGAAGCCGTCGGACTACTTCTTCACGTTCGACAAGAACGACGCCTTCCAGCGCGCTTATCCGAGCGGCGGTTCTGGTGGTGCTGAAGTCGGCGAGATCGCCCCGCGCCTGAGCAATACGCTGTACACCACGGTCGAGCGCGCGCTCGGTGGCTTCGTGTCCACCCAGCTCGAAGCGGCCGCGGACGTTCCGTTGCGCATCCTGACGGCCACGACTCGTCGTGTCCTGATGGCCATGCACATCGAGCGCGAGATCCGCGTGCAGTCGCTGCTCCGTGCGACCAGCAGCTGGAACGCGAGCAACTTCCTGGCGTTGTCGGGTGCGACGATCTGGAACGGCGGCTCAAGCTCCGACCCGATCCTCAACCTGCACAACCGCATCGAGAAGTCGCTCGGCAAGATCACCGGCATCTTGATGGCGCTGCCGACCTGGAATGCGTTCATCCGCAATCCGGCGGTGCGTGCCTTCTACGGCTTCAAGGACGGCGTCGATGCCATCCCGGATCCGGCGCAGGCGAACAAGGCGCTGAAACTGCCGCCCATCTTCGTGAGCGAGATGCGCTACATCAACTCGTCAGGCAACCCGGACTTCATCTGGGGTGGTGACGTGGTGCTGTTCCGCAACCCGCCCGAGATGCCGCCGAGCACCCAGGACGACATCGCGAGCTCGTATACGTTCCGCTGGAACATGCAGGGCAAGCCCCAAGACGCGACGATGGCGGCCGGTGGATTCATCATCCGCCAGTTCTACGACCAACGCCGTGGCTCGATGGGCGGAACGAAAGTAGTCGTTGTGCACCAAGATGCCGAGACGCAAACGTCCTCATTCGTCGGCGGCCTGCTCACCGGCGCGTACACCTGATCCGAAGGTGGTCAACTGACCACCCAATAAAGTCCGCTGTTGCGCCTCACTCGAGGGGGCGCGCAGCGGCGCAACCGAGGGACGGAAAAACATTTCATGGCACAATCAAACACTGCGACAGAAGTAGCGACGCCTCCGAAGTCCGATACGGTGAAGGTGCGGGTCCTTCACTCGCTCTGCCGCGGCTTCAATAAGGACAAGACCGGCCGAGCGATCTCCGAGATCACCCACAAGCCTGGCGACGTGCTCGAGATGCCGCGTGAAGAGGCCGAAGCGCTCGCGGGTCGCAAGTTCGAGGGCTACGGCACCATGCGGCAGGAAAACGGCGGCGTGACGTGCGCCCCGATGCCACATCCTCTTGGCGGAATCGTCAAGGATCCCGTCGTCCAGCTCATCGGGGAGTGATGCGTGGCCGCGCTCACGCCGTTCATCACAGCCGCTTTGCTGCGGACGGCGCTGAGCCCGAGCACCTATATCGCGATCTTTGACGACGACAATGGTGGCGACATCGCGGTCGTGGACGCTTCTAGCCAGGTAGCGCTCTGTATCAAGCGCGCGCACGTGCGGGTCGTATCCAGACTCGGGATGCTTTACAACAAGATCCCGGACGGTACCGACTCGGAGATCTCTGACCTGCTGGTGGACGCGGAGCTCAACTACGCAGTTGGCATCTCGTTCGACCGGCACCCGGAGTACGTGCGCACGTTCGGCGAGAGCGACCGACGCAAGGCGGCGTTCGACCAGGCGGACGGCACGATGGAGATGATCCAGGCGGCGATCCTGGCCATTGTCGACGCGCCGCCAGAGCCGACTCCGCGCAACGTCGGCGGTGTAATCACCGACGGTGGCCAGCGGGTGTTCCTCGACTCGAACGACGGCTGCCGGAACTCTGGCGACTTCTGATGTTCACCGCGAGCGTCGATCTGTCGGGCTTTCGCCAGCAGGTCGCCCGAACGGTTGAGGGGCTCGAGACAGGCGTACGCGACGCGGTTCGGAATGCGGCTCAAGAGGGCGCGCACGAAGCGATCACCGCGAGCCGATTCAAGAATCAAACGGGGAATCTGCGATCGAACATCGTCGCAGACTTCGTGCGCAGCAACGGGCGCTCGGCGCAGTGGGAGATCCTGTCCCGCATGCCGTACTCGAAGTTCGTCGAGGAAGGCACGCGCCCGCACGAGATATGGCCGAAGGCGGGTTACGGGCTCAAGGGTCCGCTACGCAACGGGCAAACGCGGCGCGCCACCGGCAAGGGCCCGCACGAGCACATCGTAGGACGCGGGCAAGCGCTGCGATGGGTGTCGGGTGGGCAGGTGTTCTTTGCGCGCATGGTGCACCATCCAGGCACTGCCGCGTATCCGTTCATGGGCTTGGCCTACATCAAGGCCGAAGCCGTTCTCTACCGAGAGATCTACGTCGGAATCGACAAGGTCGCTCGTTACTGGGTCTGAGTCATGGCTGATAAATTTGGTGCTCTGCAGTTTCCGGCGCAGAGCCCCAATCTCGCAGCTGGCGACGCGGTCACCGATCCGCGCCTTGACAAGATCGCTAGGTTTCTGCAGGCGGTCCTAAACGCCGATATCGGGCAAGCGTGGAGCTCGGTCAGCGGCGGCAAGAAATTCGTCGAGACCACCTCCACGAACGACCCATCGGATTCGACGTTCAACGAGCGCGATCTGCCAGCGCTGTTCATCTATGACCCGCGATCGGCATCGAATCAGATGACCGACGACTTGGTCGAGGATGTCTCACAAGTCACCGTGCTCTGGGTTCCGGCCACCGCGGAGCAAGCGAAACGCTCGCTTCGATCAACCGGCGTGAACGGCTTCAAGAAGGCCGTGGAGCGCGCCTTCTACCTGGGTCGGCATCCGGCTTGGTGCGACGACGGCGACACGGACCCGGACTCCGCTACGTTCGGGAGTGCGTTGATGATTCGCGCGGGCCTTGCCAAATGGCCGAGCGTGAAGTCTGCGCAGACGGCGCCGCTGACGATCGTCACTGACGGCGCCCAACCCCGACACTATTCCGGGTTCTCGCTCACGGTCGAGCTCTCGGAGGTCACGATCTGGGACGTGTCATTGCCAGCGCCGGGCAGCTTGCCGCAAGCCGGCGACAACGCCCCGAGCAAGGTCGACATTCTCTCGACAGCCGGCGCGCTAGTTCTCGATTCCCTCATCCCGACGACCTAACCCCATGCGCTTTCGCGGCCTGCAAACAGAACGGCATGACGTCGGTCCTGGCCGCAAAGGCATGCGTCGCGAAGCCGTCGTGCAGACGTTCTTCACACGTGAGCTGTCAAGCGGAGCTCGCGGTGATGCCGCTCTGTTTTGGTCGCTGATGGCGTACGCGCATAGCGACGACCAGATGGCGCGGCCCGACGTCGGCACGCGTTCGGCGGTCGCGGTCAAGCATCTGCAACTCAGCGTGTCCTAGCGCGCCAACAAATTAACTCCTTCGCGCGCTGCGTTCAGCCGCGCGAGCTCCAACTAAGCAACCTCACCGAGGCCGCGCATGCCCGTTCCAGTTTCACGTCTCCGCGTGCATCCGAATCCGTACATCAAGGAGACGATCGATCACCTCGGTCGCCCTGCCGGTCGCGTGAAGTGCGACCACTTCGAACACGCCAAGACTGGTTTGGTCGGCGCCAAGTTCGTCGAAGTCGTCGAGACCCACGCCGCGCAATCGTTCAAAGTCGGCAAGCTCAGCTATGTGACGGCGCCCGCTCGTCACGATCATCGCATCGCCTACTCCAGGGTCGCGGTCGAGATCCCGAACACCGGTTACTACCGCGAGGCGGTGAAGCGCGGCGACTTGTTCGCTGCCGATAGGAAGACCTGGGTTGCCAGCGGTGGCGCCGCGATCACCTTCGTCGAGCCTGCGGTTGCGCTGGCCAAGGCGAAGAAGGAAGCACTCGAGCATTTCGACGGCTCGACCGGCGAAGGCGCGCACGAGGAGATGGGCGGCCACGGGCCGATCTGGTTCGGCGGCGATGAACCCGCGGCCCCCGTTGCTCCAGCAGCGCCGGTCAACGCGAGCTCGGCTGAGACCGCTCCCGCTGATGACACTTCGGAAGCCTGAGCTACGGGACCTGTTTCCATTTCTTGCGATTGGCCACCGCGCTGGCGTGACCGCAGTCGATTCCGAACTCTTTCGCGAGCAGAGTAAGTTTTTCCCCGCTCTCGAACCGACGCCTAAGCTCTATCACTTTCGCGACGGTCAATCGCGCGTTGTAGTGCTTTTCACCGTATGGAATCACTTCCGGTCTGGTGGCTGCGCCGCATGACGCCATCCGCCCCTTGCGGGTCGCATCGGCAATGTTCTCGGTTTGCGTGCCCGGCTCGAGATGCGCCGGGTTGCAGCATCTCGGGACATCGCACTTGTGCATCACGACAAGCCCGTCTGGGATAGGCGCTACGCGATCGATGTAGGCCGCGCGGTGAGCGCCCATTCTCTTGCGCGGAACCACGAACGGGACGCGAAAGGAGCCATAGCCTTTGCCGTCCAGATCCCCGTTTCAGAGCCAACATTCGTTGGGCCCGCGGACTTCAATCTTTGACCATAGGGCCTCGGAAAACGGCCTGAACTTCCTAGGCATGCGCGGAATCACATCGCGAATCGCCACGAAAGACAAGCAGCAATGATCTCATTCAGTGGTCAATTGACAACTTACGATCATGCGGGTGCAGCGTGAGCATCATCGTCCCTGGCTTTGGCGAAAATGATGTCGTCCCCGGCGCGGTGCTACAGACCGTTTACGGTAACGGCCAGCAGTCCATCGGCAGCGCGCCGCTCGTGCTCGCCTGCATGGGCGGCATGGGAGCTACGGGCGGCACTGCAACGCCTGACTCGAGCGTTGTCCCCGTCTTCTCGTACAATGATATCGACGCCGCATTCGTAGCGGGTTCCGAGATCGCCACGATGCTCTCGGCCGCGATCGACATCGACGGCGTGGTGGCGTACGGCGTTCCAACTGCCGCGCCGACCGGCACGCCTGTCTCTGCAACGCTCACCGTAACCATCGGCGGGACGTGGACTCAAGGCGGCACGGTCGCTTTCCGGTTCGCTGGCAAGCCAGTTCAGGTCAACGTCGGCCCGAGCGATACACCGACGATCGTAGCTACGTCCACCGCTGCCTCTATCAACGGCGTACCGCGTCTGCCCATCACGTCGACCGCTGCGCTCGCGGTCGTCACCGCCACGGTCACGCAGAAGGGCATCCGCGGGAACGATTACCTCTGCGCAGTCGACCTGACCGCAGCGCCTCCTGGTTTGACGGTGACGCTCGCTGGTGGCACCGCGCTCACGGGCGGCATCACGCCGTTCTCTGGCGGCACCGGCGCGGACAGCGTCGTCAACGCGCTCGCGATCCTCTCGACCAAGACCTGGGACCTCCAGGCCTGGGCGCAGCGCGACTCGACCAACGCGGGACTCATCAACACGGCGCTCACGACCCAGGCGGGGCCCTTCGTCTCGCATCCGGGCGTCGCGGTGTTCGGCAACACGCGCACTCCAGCAGCGTCGATCACGCTCTCTCAGACCGTCCTGAATCAGCAGCTCGCCTGCGTGGTCCAGTGCACGAACTGCGAGTCACCTCCGCACGTCGTTGCGGCTCAAGTGGCGGCAATCTTCTCGGTCACGGCTGGGACGAATCCGAACACCCGCTACACGGACTACCCGTGCCCGTCGCTCGCGCCGCAGACGCAGAACGCCGACTTGCCGGGGCGCTCGACGCTGCAGTCGCTGCTCACCTCTGGCGTCACGCCACTGCACACGGTCAATGGCCAGGTGCAGATCGTCGACGCGGTGTGCGCGCACTCGCTCAACGGCGCCTCGCTCGACTTGCGCACGCGCCACATGGGCGACGTGTTCACTCCGATTTTCATCCAGAAAGATCTCGGCGCGCTCTGGAATCTCATCAGCGCCTCAAACCCGATCGCGAAGCCTGACCCCATCTCGGGACAGCAGCCGTACGCGGAAGGAACGATCTGGCCGGCTCGCTGGCAGTCGATCGTCCAGAAGCGTCTGCTCGATCACCAGGCGAATAACCTCCTCGAGCAGGTTGAGGCCAACCCGGCAGTCGCTGCGTGGGATTCAGTCGCGAAACGCATCATGACGGCCGTGCCCGAGCTCGTCGCTAGCCAGAACATCCAACTGGGGCTGGTCGGCAACCAGACCGCGTTCTGAGGAACTGACCGATGGCCCTAATTTTTCGCAACTTCAGCGTCTACGTCAACGGCGCCAAAGTCGGCACGATGGAAGGCGCCGACTACGGGCGCAAGTCCGGCAACGAGCTGCAGATCGGCGACGGCGCGGTGCTCGGCGTCTCGATTGGCGTGGGGACGGTCGATCTCAAGATCAACACCGTTGTCCCCTACCAAGGCAGCCCCGTGCTGCAGGTGCTCGAGACCGCCTACAAGAACGGCACGCAGGTGCAGGTCAACATCGGCATCCTGAACGGAGAAGACCACATGGTCGACCTCTGGGTCATGGAGTGCACGACCACCACGCAGACCAAGAACGGTGAGTGCAAAGGCACCTACAACTTGATCGGCGGCGAGGGCGAGCAAGTTTGACGAAGGTGGTCATTTGACCACTAGCTGATTGATACTTTCTCCGCCGCTGACGGAGGCCACTCGGTAATGAGGGTACCTCCGAATGTCCAGACTCCGCGATCTGAAGAAAGGCACACGAGCGATCAAGCGCGTCCCGCTTGCGCTCGTGAATTGCTCAAACGAGTACGCGCCGCCAGTCCCTGAGCTGGACGAGCAGCGCGCGATTGACGCAGGCGTAGCTTTCGGTGCGGGCGAAGAGCCTGCACCGAAGTCGATCGCCGTCGGCATCCGAGTCCTGACCGGGCTCGAATGGGCGACCGTGCATGAAAAAGCAGGCGAATTCGCTCGAGCCCGAAAGGTGCCCGACGATCAGCTGAACGACAGGAATCCGATCTACAACCTCGGGTGCTCCGTCTATACGTGCGTGCTCGCATGCGTGGATCCGGACACCAGCGCGTCAGATCCGGATCCCTTCTTCGGAGAGCGCGGTGACCCACCAGAGGTCGCCGCGCTTGACTTGCTTCAGTCAGAGCAAATCAACCGGGACAGCATTCAGTTCCTCACTGCGGCCCAGTCGCTTTGGGAGGACCGCTGTAGCGGCACGGCGCTGCAAGTCGCGCCCCATCAGATGCTCGCCATCGTCGCTGGCCTCGCGTCGCCAGACTTTGGGAAAGCATTCGACACTTTTTTAGGTTTGCGGCCAGGAATGCAGTTGCAATCAGCGCGTTTTATGGCCAGCCAGCTTGCGATCTTACAGACGCTCAAGTCGCCTACTTCATCGAGCTCACCAAGCGCGAAGACCGCGAGTGAGGCTGCGTCGTGATCTGGCGCGTGCTCACGCTGCTGCCTTACCTAGCGGCTACGGTTGCGTGCATCGTACTCGGCATCCGGCGACAGCGCGCGATTGCGGAGAAAGAGCGCCAAGCCGCTGAATGGGCTGCGCGTCCACGTACAGGCGGCGGCATCGTGTTCAGGCCGTTCAGTGTTTTCTTGAACGGGTGCAAGGTATCGATGGCCACCGGCCACGATCTGATGTTTGGCCCGCACGGGACGTTTCTGACGGTGCGCCAGTTGGTCTCCGAGTCCGCAGCATATCCCGCGCGCGACGCTTGCGCCCGGCTCCTTCGGGATGCATTCGTCGCTTCCAGCACGGTGGTGGTCGAGGTCGGCCCAATCGACGGTGACGCAATCGCTCTCGGCGCGATGAGCGTTGCCAATCTCGACTACACTACGGACTTCAAGACTGGCGTTACGAAGCTCGTTGTCGAGCTGACCGGACCAAGTATTGTCAAGCCCGCAACGAAGCTGACCACCGAGAGTCAGATTTCCGTGCCTGACTCCGCCGCTCTGGCTAAGGCGTATGACGCAATCGAGGTGCGCGCCGAACGCATCAGAATGGCCCTTGGTCACACCGGGCAAACCCTGACAGGTTCGGAGCCGTCGTGAGCGCGTTTCAGCGCAAAGTCGCAGGCCCAGCTGGCGCCCAGCCGCGGCTCGCCCCAACGCCAGCTCCCAAGACGCTCACGCTGCGCCCCGAGCAGTTCGCTAGCACCTGGAGCAAGCGCCCGTCCGAGCCCATCACGATTGGATTGCGGGTCACCTCTGAGCATGACCGCGACGGCGCGGAGATCGAAGCCTACCGAGTCATCGGTGAGAAGCCGTTGGACAACGAAGAGGCGCTGGCTCGGTCCTTCGAGGACACGCGGGCTTGCGTCGTCGTCGCTCGCGGCATCTGCGATCCGAACAACGTGCTCTCGCCGCATCCGCTGCTCCCGCTGCCTGACGACCAAATCACGCGGGCCTTTCCGACAAGCACGCTTCGATGGCTGTTCGATGAGCTCGACGTTCTGAACGTCTCGCAGAGCCCCGGGTTCAGCGAGGCGAGCGACGAAGAGATCGCGAAGCTGTGCGACATCTTGACGCTCGACGACAGTCCGATTGATTCGTTGCCGCCGATGCGCGCGGCGCGGATGCGTCGGTTGCTCTGGGCTGTCCTGACCGAGATCGAGTGATCCAATGGCGGCAGACGGCACCATAAGAATTTCTGTCGGCGCTTCCATGTCGAGGTCCGTTGAGGAGACCTTCGGAGGCATCGAAAAGCGTGCTGAGCGCTGCGGCCGCGTCGTGCAGAAGATGCTAGGCGGCGGAGGTACTGGCGCCGGTGTTGGTGGGGCGGCGGCGCTCGGGAAGGGCTTCCGCGCTGCCGCGAGCGAGTCCGACAAGGCGTCAAAAGCCATCGAGTCCGACTTCGCCAAACAGATCAAAGCCGCCGAGAAGGCTTCGAACGCCGAGTGGAAGGCGTTCAAGAAGCTCAATGACGACAAGATCGAGCAGTTGAATGCGACCGAGCGCGAACAGGACAAGGCACAGCGCAAAGAGACGAAGAACGCAGAGCGCGAAGCGAACAAGCAGACAGCTCTTGCGACGCAGGCCGCAAAGAAGGTTGACGCGGAGCACCAGCGCTTCGCCTCCCGCACGTCTCAGCGCGCGGTCCGGTTCCTGTTCCCGAACCCGATCGGGGCGTTCGGCATGGCGTCCCGCATGGGCGGCGACATCCTGCGCGGTGCTGGCGTTGACTTCTCGATGGCCGGAATGGCCCAGCGCGCGGTGCAGGCCGAGGCATTATCGACGCAGCTCTCCAGCCAGGGCTGGATGCGCGGTCAGACCGGGGCTAACGGCCAGCACGTCGCCGCGGGTGTCCTAGAGGCCGAGGCGCGTAAGAACGCACAGGCCAGTGGATACACGACGGCGCAGGCGCTGCAGTCGCAGACCAAGTTCGTCGATCTGACTGGCAATCTCGACGACGCCCGCAAGGCGATGCCGGACATCCTGAAACTGTCGTCGGCTACCGGAACCGATCCGGAGAAGATGGCCGAGGCATGGGCGAACGTCTCGCGCCACATGGGCGACATCCCGGACAAGGCCGCGAAGGTTGAAGGCCTGATGCGACTGATCGCCGGGCAGGGCCGCGTCGGCTCGATCGAGATCAAGGACGAGGCCAAAGACCTCGGCAAGATCGCGGCGGTCGCCGATCAGTTCTACGGGGACAAGGCGAAGATCATCGGGGAACTCACTGGCTTCGCGCAGATGGCCAAGGCAGAGGGCGGCGCAGCAAGCTCCGCGCAGGCTGCTACGTCGATCGTCGCGTTCAAGAACGTGATGAGCTCTGCGCCGCGCATCAAGACGATGATGGCGGCTGGCATGAAGGAAGAGGACATCTTCCACATGGTCGGCACCGGCAAGAACCGCGTCCGCGGTCAGCTGCAGGATCCGAACGATGTGATCCGGAAAGCGTTGGTAGCCACCGGTGGCGACCTGACCAAGTTTGGAAACATCTTCAAGAGCGTCATGGCGCAGCGCGCGACCGGTGCGCTGGTAGCTGCATACAACAGCAACGGCGGCCGCAACATGGCTGCAGTCGACAAGAAGATCGGCGAGTTCGGATCCGAAGCCACGCTCTCGCGTGAGGCGGTGGACGACGCTGCTGCGGACCGCATGAAGACAGCCGCGGTTTCGGCTGTTGCGTTCCAGGAGAAGCTCGACGCAGTCGGACGCGATATGGAGGCCCAGCTGCTCCCCGCGCTGCAACAGCTGGCGCCATACGCTGTCCAGGCCGCCGAAGGCCTCGGCAAGTTGGTTTCGTGGGCCGCAAGTAACCCGATGACCGCTGTATCTGCCGCAATCGCGGCGGCAATTGGTCGAGCGCTGCTCGAGTCGACGTTCCGATCCGGAGTGGAGGCTGCCATCAAGGCGGCGCTTGGTACCGGCGGCGCTAGCCTCGTGGGTGGCGTGGTCGGAGCCGGCGGGACCGCGGTTGCTGGGGCCGAAGCTGCGGCGACAACGGCCGCAACGGTAGCCGGTGGAATAGCGATAGGCAGCGTGGCTGCAGTCGCGGCCGCGGCGGCGTCACTCCTCATCGCAGGCAAACAGGCCGTCGACCTCGGCAAGCAGCTGGACGTCGAGACTGACACCGGCGAAATGGAAACGATCAAGGGTCGCTTCGGCACGACCACGCGCAAAAAGACCACCTCGCAATGGTGGTGGGAAGGCGGAGACAAAGTCTCGATGCCTGACACGCCGGAGCAGTACGACGCCAAACACGGCCAAACATTCCGAGCCGATCAGAACGGCGCCAACGGACCGATCCTTCCTGGTTTCAACATGACGAAGGACGGCACTTTTCGCGCGGACCGTTACAATCCGGACCAGCGCGACCCAAGCATTGCCCAGCACAAAAAGGGCATCGATCCTGATCAGCTCGCCGCCGCTATTGGCGGTGCCGTCGGCAGGACCGTCCGTGGTTCCCCGTTGCAGGTCACGGTCACCAATATGCCGCCCGGCGGCCTCGGCGGTCCGCCAGCTGTGAATCCAAGCGGGCGAGCTCCTGACCCGGGACAGCCGGCTCATTATTACCACCACTGATCTGACCGATGGCCCCGCGCACTCCACCGCCGTTCGATCAGTTCCAGCCGTTCTCGTTCGCGAAGATCCCTTTCCCGTACGAGACCTATTCGGTCACTGGCGGGATCCGAAAGCACAAGCACGAATACCCGCACAGCGACGGCGGCGCGGTGGAGAAACTCGGCCGCGAGCTGTATGAGATCCACGTCTCGGTCAACTTCACGGCGGGCTTGGTCAAGCAGCCCTATGAAGAGCTGCTGAATAGCTTGGCTGCCCTGCGGAGCACGTTCGAGGAGCAGACGACCGACGCGCTGGTAATCCCGCACATCGGGTCCATTCAGGCCTGCGCCGACAAGTGGACCGAGACGGCTCGCAACACGAACCGCTCGACCATCAAAGCCGAGCTGACGTTCTACGAAGACCTGAATAGCGCACTGCAGCTGCTCGATACGGTGACCATCAGCTCGGCATCGCTTCCGGACCTGGCGAACAAATTCCGGATCCTGGCAGAGCCACTGTCCCCGCAGCCGACGCGCACGAGCTTCACCCTCGCGCCGCAGGGCCCGAACACGCTGAACATCTTCGAGGCGATTGACGCCCTATCGGTAAGCATCTCGGGGATCAAGGATCAGCAAGAACTTTACGGCTCGCTCGTAGCGTCGAAGATCGATGGCATCATCGCGTTGTTTCAGCAGGCAGACCGCAGCGAGCCATCGCTGAACGACCCTCAAAATTACCTCGTGCTCGATGCCATGCACGCGCTCTGGCAGGCGATGTTGAATTTGCGCTCTGATCTTCAGAACACTGGATTTCGTGCGCAGCTATACGGAACCCCCTGTGTGATGAGCATCTCGCAGGTGAGCTTCGCCATCTACGGCAACACGCTGGCGACGAGTCAGCTTTTGCAGCTCAATGATTTGAGCGACCCCTTGGCCATACCGGCCGGTACGACGATCGTGTTTTACCCGGCGCTTCAAGCGTTGGCGGCGTAGGTGGCGGTACAGGACGCACTCGGCGGCAGCACCGACGCTGTCCGCATCAAGCTCGGCGACGAGGACATCAAGACGATCGTCGAGTCGTACGAAGTAAAAATATCCATATTGCAAATTCCCAGCGCGTTCAGTCTGCGACTGGGTTGGTCCGACATTGCGGTAGACCTGCTCAATAAGGCTAAGCCTGGAACGCCGTTTGAGCTTTCGGTCGGGCCGCGGTTATTGCAGACGGGTAGAATCGATGCGCGTGCCGTGCCGACAGCGCAGAGCACGACGGTCGAGATCAGGGGGCGCGACTATGCGGCGGTCCTCCTTGATGCGTTCGTCGAGAACGAACAGAGCTTCTCGCAAAAAGATTACCTGTCCCTCACCAGGAAGGTCATGGACCTTGCTGGGCTGACAGCAGACAAGGGCCATACGATCGCGGAGACGAACGACAACGCCAGAAAGCTGCTGACAGGCGGCGCGATCACCGCCAACCAAGACTCAGAGCTGGCCAGCGTGATAGAGACGGGGGCACTCGGGGGCACCGGGAACCTCGTTTTTCAAACACCAAAGACCAAAGTTGGCGAGCGATACTTCGACTTTCTGCAGCGCCAATACAAGCTAGCCGGGCTGTTCCTCTGGGCAACGCCCGACAAGACCTTCGTGCTTGCGGCTCCGAATTCGCGCCAGCCAGCGACCTACGCCATCTACCGAGCGCGCGGGGCAAACGGTGCGGCTTCGAATGAAGCGTCCAACGTCCTCGACTGCCGCTTCAATGACGACACGACGATGCGTCATTCCGAGGTCACCGTCTTCGGCCGGACCGGCGGAAAGAACGGTGTTGAGAATTGTGTGGGGACGTCCGTCGACGAGGAGATCGTCAACAACTACCAGCTTGACAAGCGCATCGTCATCCACGACGCCGACGTCAAGAACAAGGCGCAGTGCGAGTTCGTTGCCCGGCGCATCATGTCTGAGGAGCGCCGCGCTGGCTGGCAGCTTGAGTATACGGTCGCTGGCCACACAATCCCGAGCAGCTACGCTAGCGATGGGATTGCAACGTGGGGACCTGACACGATCGTTCAGGTCGAAGACGAGGAGCTCGGCATACACGGCCCGTTCTACCTAGAGGCCTGCTGTTACATGCGCTCGTCGGCCGGCACGACAACGAAACTCACCTTAATGCGGACGACGGATCTGTTGTTCGCGACTGGCCTCGATGGTCCGGGGGGCACGATCCTCCAGCGCAAGCTCAAGGTCCCACGCGGGAAAACAGTTCGATGATGCTCGATGGATTCGCTGGGACGTTCGA